GGATGCGCCAGCCGTCATCCAGCGCCGCCGCCTTGTCCGGGTAGAGCGCGGAAGTCAGGTTGTAGCGCCAGTTCTCGAAGCTCTCCATCGCCTGCTTTAGGGCAGCGCCCACGACGTAGACCACTGAGCCGCTCATGCGCTCCAGCAGCGCGAGCGCCCACGCGAGCGCCGACGTGAACAAAGTCTTGCCGGTCTTGCGCGGGACATAAATAAGCGCTTCCTTGAAGCGCCTTTCCTGCGTGCCGGGGATGTAGAATCCCAGCAGGTTGTAGACTATGAATTTTTGCCACGGCTGGAGCAGGAGCGGCTTGCCCCGGAGCGGGGAGCCATCCAGCGCCTGCCCCTGCCGGTGCCTGAATGTGCGCTCAATGATGCCGATAACGAAATCCGCGTCCCGCGGCCTAAATTCCCACGCCCCGGACGCAAGGTCATCAAGGAATCGCTGGCATCCCTGTATCTGCTCTTTGCACGCGACCTTACGCCCTTCGGCGATGGACCGGGCATACTCAAGGACCTCTGTGGCATGTTTGCCGGGCAGGCTCATCCGGTATTAAGCTCCCGCAGGACTTTTGATATCCCCGTGACCTTTTTGCCCTTGAGTTCGCTCTCGTTAATCTTTTTCAACGCCGCCGGGGTAAGACCCAGTTCGCGGGAGTATGAGAGGATGTCTTGCCGCAGGGTTTCGAGCGCAAGGTAGAATGGGTTTTTCGCCGCGTTCGTCGCGCCCGCCTTGTTGGTATGCTTTATGATGATTTGCCCGCCGGACTTTTCAAAGAGCGCCGCAACCTTCTCCTGTTCGACAAGCGCGTTAGCAAGACCGTTGATGGCATGCTCAAACTCCGGCTTATAGACGCCGAGGGCCGTCATCTTTTTGATGATATCGTTTTTGTATTGACGCAACGTCACGACCCCACATCCTTTCTATCCATCCGGGTCCCCTTTTTCGCGGCGGGTGCCGGAGAGGGAAGGATAAGCCCCCTCCGGTTCACGGACCCCCATAAAATTTCTCATAGAGAGGGGGGGTATTAAAATCCACGCCCGCCCTTCTCTGGATGCTCCCGATTGTGACAGGCCGCGCATAGCGCAATCCCGTTGCTGACAACATAGGCCAACTCTGGATGCGTCTCCCTCGGCTTGATGTGATGTGCGTGGCTTGCCGACGTATGCTTCCCGTACCGCAGGCAGCGCTGGCATAAATACTTATCCCGTCGCAGCACAGCCGCCCGCCATTTGCGATGACGAGCCAGCCGGTAATGCTTATCATCCGGCATGCGCTCGCCCCCCCCTGGCTATATCCCACGTAATCCTTGGGTACGATTACCCACCCCACACACAACAGCAGACGCCAAACTCAGTCCATAAGCTCAGCGTCTGTATATCTCGTTACTTCTGTCAGCATAAGCATAGCAGATTCAGAAATACAAATTCGTATCATTTTCGTATCATTTTCGTATCATTTTGGGATTCGGGCGCATTCATTACTCTTGCGATTTTATCCAGTGCAATTCCTCGCACCCGCTTGGCGTGGACTTCCGACAGCGTCACCCCCCGATACCTCAGCATATACCTCTCGCATACCCCGGCCCACGTCAGCCCATCAAAGTAGTACAGCATGACGATATACCGCTCCCGCTCCTCCAGCGCGCTCAACCACCGCTCGACCATCGCCACCCTGTGCCCCAGCTTCTCCGTCTCGGCCTGCACCTTGATAAGCTCACGCGTCATGTCGTACACTTCAGGTGGGTCCTCGATGCCCAGCATCGCCATGCGCTCCACGACCGACGCCCCCGCCTTGGCACCGGGCATACCATCAAGCCTTTGCGCTCCAACGCCGGACGGGTCCTCTACCAGGGCGGTACGTGCGGCGAGGATGTCCCGCTCCAGCATGGCCGCGCGCTCGGTCAGCACGCCCATCCGCGCCGCATTCTCGCGGTATGCCCGGAGTTCGGATTCAATCTGCTGTCGCGTCATGCGCATCATCCTTTGCTTTCGGTGGATCGATTGGCTTCGGGGCAGTCTTGATTACGATAGTGCTGTGTTTCGGTCTTGCTGATGGCGCAAATATCGCTATGGTTACATCAGCGTCACCGAATCCCGACATGGTAGCCTTCGCACCGAAGTCCCTGATGCATTCCGTCTTCCGCACCGCTATCCCCCCTCACCGCAAAACTCTCCCGATAAACCCTCCGCCATATCCCATCATGCATGGCAAGCACATCACACAGCACATGGTGCGGGTATGGCCCCTTCCCATTGGGCCACGATGTCGCCCGGCGCATACTGCACGCGCGGGCTTGCGTCCACGTCGTACCGCTTGTCACGCTTGGCATATTCCGCGCATTCACGCCTCACCGCCGCCATCATGGCTTGTCCTCCTGCAGGCCGCGCATGTCCGCCCCGCAATTGGGGCAGAAGTTATACGTGCTCCTGCCAAACGGCCTAAGCGGTTCACAGCCGCATCGAGAACATTGGCCGACATAGTGGTGCCCGTAATCGTCACGTATCTTAAGCCATTCCCCGCGCTTATCTGTGCGCCTGTCTGTCTGGACCACTGGCGCGTCATCGATACACTGCGCAAACATCTCAGCCATTTCGCTTGCCGATACATCCTCACCTTGCAGATATTTCCGCGCAACCTCGCTGTTGCAGGTTGTATGCCGCAGTGCGTCCACATCGTCCCGAATCCCGCGCCTCCCGGCCGCGGGCATGTCTGGCATACGTCGCTCTTTGCGCCCGCATCGCGATGTACGCATGACGCGCAATCCCCGCGCAGGTCCGTCAGTAGCGCATCACGCTCCCGCCGCAGGGCGGCAACCTCATCCGGCGTAAGGCCCGTGTCTTCGTAGGCGGCCAGGCGCTCCGCAATCGCGCCCAGTACGTCACATCGATACTCTGCTATGTCGTGAATCGTATATGCTCCCTCGGGGTCGTCGCTGTTCGCAAACCATATTTCACCCAGCCCTATGTCTGGCCGTATCGTTATTCTCTCCATCTTCATCCCTCCCCCACATACTTGGCAAACTTCCGCTCAATCCTCTCCATCTTCTGCAACGCATCCGCCAGCGTCATATCCCCGCCGT